CGTTTGAAGACTATTCAACTCATGAGCTCCATTGATGATCAAAACGCCTTCTTAGCCGACTTGTTGGAATACCGGTTCATTAATCACTACACGGTCAAAAAGTGCTGTGAACGCTTAGCAGAGAAGTATGATTTAGGTTATCTGGCTGAGCGTACATATAACGATTACCAGAAACAAGCCTTATGGGTTTTTGCGATAGTTTGTCCTCGTGATACACTGCGAGCAAAAAAAGTTCGCCGATAATCTGCCGACTTTCTGCCGATGATCTGCCGATGTTCTGCCGAAAAAATGCAAAAACAGGGGTTATATTGGTATTGTGGAATTTGTTAAAAGGGTTTCACTTTCTTTCCTTAGATGTGTGGCTGTAACGTATACGTACGAAGAGGGCGGAAAGATTACCGTGCAGGGTTCGATTCCCTGTCAGCCACGTTGTTGATTGGACTTGTCAATCAACGAACATGCAGCTCACGCAAAAACAAAAACTTGTATGTTATGTTGTCTAGAACTTGAACTGTAGTGAGTTACATGATGCCCGCGGCGGAAAACGTGGGCTTTTTTGATACATAAATTGGAGGTGGCAATGTGGTTACGCTAATTATTTTAATCCTGGTCATGTTGTTGCCGCCCGGGATCGCTGAATATGGCCGTTATAGGGGCTGGTGGTACTGATGAGTGATTTTAGACATCCATATACGCCCATGAAGCAAACCGATTACGGTTATGTTTCCAATGAAGAAATAAAGATAGATAAACAACTGGATAAGGATTTAAATAAGCGTCTTCGCAAAGAGGGCGCTTTTAATTTGCACAAAAAAACCCAGCCGCAGCTGGGAAAAGGAAGTGGGAAAAAGTTTTGAGCGTAAAATCCCACTCCCAAATATATTTTACCATAAAAGTGGAGGGATCATTGATTGAGCAAACATAATAAACACACGAAGAGTCATAAGAAGTCAAAAATTAAGAATCGCAAACGAAAAGCTTTGCAGGCTCGGCGACTGAATGAATCAAAAAAACAGGTAATTAATAGTGATAATTCAAACTAAATATGGACACGTCAGTACCAATGATACCCGTTGTTGCGCTGAATTAGAGTGCTGGATCAAAGATAAACAGCAAAGAGAACGCAATCGAAAACGGAGAAGCCAAAAAAGCAAGCGTAAAAAGAGGCTTAAGCATGGAAAAGCTAAGCGAGATTGAAGGCATGAAAGTTCCCCAATATTCTTCTGAAGAAATTAGAGAACGCTTAAGCAAAGATGATTTGTGGGATTTAATAGTTAATGTCTATCCAGATTTGATTAAAAAGTAGTGTAAAGGAGGTGAGCAGATTGGCTAGAGGAAAGTATCAAGAATGGCTGAACGATGAAGGTCTGCTCAAGCTCCAAGGTTGGGCGAGAGATGGTCTAACTGATGAGCAAATCGCCTATAACATCGGGATTCGACGGCCGACACTGTACGCTTGGGAAAAGAAATATTCTGACATTTCTGACGCCCTAAAAAAGGGTAAAGAAGTAGTTGACCGAAAAGTTGAGAACTCACTGTTCAAACGGGCAACAGGTTATAAGACAACCGAGCACCAATACAAAGTCGTGACATTAGACGATGATGTGCTTTGGGCAAGACGTCGCAAGGTTCAAAACGAATTCAAATTAAATCATCCTGAAGCAACCGATGACGAGATTAAAGCCTATGCAATTGAAAACGTGCCAACTCGTGAACGAATTGAGCTTTTTCAGACTGAAAAGACGGTGCCACCAGATACTACGGCGGCCATTTTCTGGTTAAAAAATAGGAAACCGGATGTTTGGCGCGATCGAAAAGAGACACAGCTTTCTGGCTCACTTGAAACCAATTCTCGTCCGCTCGAAAAGATTGACGATAAGAAGCTGAGTGAATTGGAACGCAAGTTGACCGGCGATGAGGGCACATGATTACCAAAGAAACTTTACTGCATCAGGTTCAGCTTGAACTAGCTCGTCGTAACTATGCTGACTATTTTAAGCTGGCATATGCCGACATTAACGCTAAGCTATATCGCCATGAAAAATACATTGCTGACAAGCTACAAAAGATAATTGATGGCGAGCAACACTTTTACATCGTTGAAATGCCACCACAACATGGCAAGTCAATGACCATTACTCAGACCTTTCCCAGTTACTATCTAACTAGGAATCCTGATAAACGGGTTATGGTCACAGCTTACTCACAAGATTTGTACACCACATTCAGTTCTGCAAACCGTCGCAACTTTGAGAACTTGGCGGGCCCATTGGCTGGGTTGCAAATGGACCGGAATGCCAGTAATGAATTTACGATTAAGGACCACCACGGCGGCTTCTATGCCACCTCAATGCTGGGTGGTGCATCTGGACGACCGGCCGACTTACTGATTGTCGATGACCCCATTAAGAACGCTGAGGAAGCAGCGTCGCCAACCATCAAAGATAAGATCTGGGCTGAGTGGCAACGAACCTTTTACCCGCGATTGCAAAAGGATGGTTCAGTGATCGTCATCATGACGCGTTGGCAAGTCGACGATTTAGCCGGCAGATTGCTCCAACAAGGCACTTTACCTTGGGAAGTACTGAAACTACCAGCAATTGCTGAAGACGTTCCTGACGGACAAACTGATGCGATTGGTCGCCATAATGGTGACCCTTTGTGTCCAGAACTCCATACGCTTAAAGACTTGCTGACTGCCAAGAAGATTAACGGGTCGCAATACTTTGCGGCTATGTGGCAACAAAGGCCAACCGTTGAAGGTGGGAACATTTTTAAGCGCGATTGGATCCACTACTATGTGCCGAGTCGTGCCAAGATGATTGAGTTAGGTCTTACTGACAAAGATGTAGCGATAATTCCACGGCACTTAGATACCGTTGTGCAGTCCTGGGATGCCACTTTTAAAAGCAAAGAAAACGACGATTTTGTGGCTGGTCAAGTCTGGGGCAAACGAGGTGCCAATTTCTATCTGATTGATCGACGGCACGCCCGCATGACCTTCACCCAGACGCTAGATGCCATTAAGCAGACGACTGCGCGGCATCCAGACGCCAGGAGAAAGCTGATTGAAGATAAGGCTAATGGTTCAGCTATCATTGATACCTTACGTAATCGTGTTTCGGGCATTGTGCCAGTTGAACCGGATGGTGGTAAAGAAGTTCGTGCGGCGGCTGTTAGCCCACTCTGGGAAGCTGGCAATTGTTACTTACCGCACCCACTATGGAAGCCTGGGATTGATGACATGATTGAAGAAATGGTCAACTTTCCTAATGCACCGCATGACGATGAGGTCGATAGTATGACCCAGGCACTTAATAATATTGGTAGACATAAATCACTTAAAGAAAGATTTGGAATCTGAAAGGAGGCTGAACATGGGACTGAAACAATTTGTTGCGGATTTCTTCGATTTGCAAAGCAAAGGCAACGGCTATGAAGCACCACAATGGGGCGACACCCGTCCTACTGGCGTCTCGATGGAACTTGATGAAGGTACCTTGAAAGATATGTATCACAACAACGGGATTGCTCGCAAGCTGGTTTCTAAGCCGGCAGATGATATGACCCGTAATGGTTGGCACATCGTGATTCCAGATGATGAAGACAAACAGGCTGCTTACCAGAAAGCCCTGGACGATCTACATCTCACCACTGAGCTGGCGATGGAATTTACCTATGCCAGGTTGTTTGGTGATGGCTATGCCTCAATTGGCTTACAGGAACTTAATACAACTAATAATTCGTCGAAGGTAGTTCCACAAAACATCAAGAATGTTGCATTTGTTCACGCATTCGGGCCAGAGAACGTTGAAGACTATCAGATTAACGATGATCCAACTAGCTTGCAATATGGCAAAGAGGCTAGTATTACGGTACAGCCAACTCAATCTGGTGAGTACGGAGCAAGTGTCCCGTCCAAAGTCACCATTGATAAGTCGCGATACTTTCATCAGACGTTTGGTCGTCTAGAAGGTGATGACTACGGCAACTCCATTATTAATACCTGTTACGATCCATTGAAAATTTTAGACAGTGCGCAATACAGTATTGGCAAGATTTTCTATGAATTGACGTTAAAAGTTTTCAAGTCCAATGACGTTGCTGATATGTCTGATGAAGAGCGACTAAAATTAATGCATGCCATGTCTGCAGCCATGACTACTGAAGGCGTTGCAACAATTTCGAGCGAGGAGGATTTGACTAAGATTGGAACGCCGCTTGCCGGTGTCAGTGACATTATTGACTTCGCTTGGCAAGCATTGGCTGCTTCTTCAAACATTCCAAAATCAGTGTTGACAGGTCAGGAAGCTGGGACGCTGACCGGTGCCCAGTATGATGTTATCAATTACTATGACCAGATCAAATCTCAACAGCAAAACGAATTGAAACCTCAGTTAATGCAGATTGTTCGCTATCTGATGTATGCAAGTGATATTGCTGACGGCTATGAGGACCCTGACTCATTAAGTTGGGACATTGAATTTAATCCACTTTGGGATTCCGACGATGAAACTAACAGCAAGGTACTTCTTAACAATGTTCAAGCGGCAACCAGTGCCATTAGTGCAGGCATCATGGATCCTGATGAAGCTAAAACAATGTTGGCAGGTCAAAAAGGTGCCATTAAATCAGCACTAAAGGATAGTCTGGATACATCTACTAAAGATGACATTAAGCATTATCAATCAATTTTGGACAAGATTCACTCAGGGAAGTGATGCCATGGTTAAGAAGCTAACACCGGATGAGATAAAGAAGATTACACATGGCATTCCTCGAACCAGATATCCTTGGGCTTTAGAAACATACTATTCACGACGTATTCGCACACTTGTCAGTGGTTGGCATTCGATTGCCAAAGATTTTATTACTCGATTGATTAATCCGCAGGTTAAAGGCGGGTCACAGATCTTAACGGATGACAATGACGATCATAGTGACGACATTGCGGCTGCCATTGCCATTCTGATTGCAGCTATCAATAATAGTGATTCAGATGCGTTCTTATCCAGCATGGTTATGAGCTATGTACATTCGGTTGATACTTTTAGTTACAAGAACATTCAAGCCCAGACATCACACGTTGGATTAACCGCCATTGAACATAACAGCACGATTGATGACTATACGAAGATGAAGATTAAAGAAAACGTGTCATTAATCAAATCGATGCGCTCAGACTTTACAGAACGTCTTGAGAAAACCATCTACCAAAGTATTAATGATGGTGGCGGTGTTGGCTCAATTGCGAAGGCTCTCACGAAGACTACCCAGATGACTAATAATCACGCTGCCTTGATCGCAAACGATCAGACAGGCAAGATTTTGGGGCAATTAGACGGGTATCGGGCACAGAGAGCAGGAGCCAGTAAGTATATTTGGCAATCAATGGAGGATGCTCGTGTGCGTCCAAAGCATCAGGCACTTGATGGAACCGTTCAAATATATGAAGATCCAGATGGTGGTGATGATGGGATGCAGCCTGGGGAGCCAATTCGGTGTCGCTGCGTGGCACTTTCAATCTTTGATTTATAAAATATCCCAGTAGTCGGCTGGGTTATCAATCGATAAATCTATGGAGATGTTGAGTAATCAGCGTCTCCTTTTTGAAAGGATGATTTATTGTGAATGAACCAATTCAGACTAAAGGATTTGATAAGTTTGGCCATGCTCAATTTGATTACTCACGTGACAAAACAACTTATCAAGTTAAAGACACTGACACTTTGCTGGGGATTGCTAATCAAAGCAAAGTTGGCTTGCAGCAATTGCGTTTCTATAACAACATCGACAAGCACACCTTTGCCATTCGTGTTGGCCAAACGATTCATATTCCGAGCGCTCAAGTCATTATTCCGATTGGTAAGTAGCTATGTCAACAACGCGTTATGATACCGCGCCAATTGGTAAGGTCGTGGAAGATGCCGATACTGGTTTCTTGCACGTTAACGACGTGCCGATTGCTCGGGTCGGCGTGTTCCCTTACCAAAAGGCCGATGGCAGCATTGAGATGGAAGCCAAGTTACCGCAGGACCTACTGGCTGATGAAGCTGTGAGTTCTGCCAATAACAAAGCGGTTACTGACAACCATCCATCTGAGCTAGTCAACACACAGAACTATGCTAAATATGGCAAAGGTATCACGGCTGACAATGCTCATACAGATGGCGATCGCGTCAAGGTTGATATGACAATTACTGATCCGACTCTAATCAAAGAAATTAAGGACGGCAAACAAGAATTGTCAATCGGCTTTGTCACTGAGGTGGTACCCCAAAGTGGCAGTTACCAAGGGATGCAGTACGACTCAATGCAGCGGAATATTCAAATCAATCACGTCGCTGTTGTAGATCGTGGACGCGCTGGCCATTCAGTAAGAATCACCGGTGATTCCGCAATCATGACTGACAAAAAAGAATTAAAAGGAGGAAAACAGCATATGGAAACGACCAAAGTAATGCTTGATGGTGCAAATATCACTGTTGCGGCCGAAGATGCTGATACAGCTACCAAAGCCAACAGTTCAATTGACTCACTCAAGCAGCAACTAGCAGCAGCTCAAGCTAAAGTTAAAGATTTACAAGCTCAAATCGAAAAGGCTAATGGCTCAGCTTCTGACAATAAGAAAGCTGCTGATAGTGCCCAAGCTAAAGCTGATTCACTAGATGCAACAGTTAAAGAATTACAAGCCAAATTGGATAACTTTAAGGGTGACTCCATCGACAAACTTGCCGAAGCTCGTGTTGCTTTAATCAAACAAGCAACACCATTCGTGGGCGATTCATTCGACTTTAAAGGCAAGTCTGACAAAGATATTAAGATTGCTGCTATCAAGGCAAAGAATGATTCATTTGATGAAAAAGAAAAATCAGATGATTACATCAATGCCTTCTATGACAGCATGTTAGCAATTGCTGATCAGCCGGGAGTTGTCGGCTTCACTAGCATTCATAAAGATGGCTTAGATGATCTTACTAAATTAGCTGAGTCTCGCTATCACTTAAATGAATCTACTAAATAAAGGAGGAAAAACAATATGAGTATTCCAATTGAAGGACTGTATCAAAATGGTTCATTGGGCGCTGGCAAACCGGCCACTACGCAAACACAAACCGTGAATACCGAAACAGCAGGTGCACCTATCAGTTATGGCCAAGCTGTTGCTCTACAAGCTGGCAAAGTTGTTCCAGCTAACGCGGCACCCATTTATGGCGTTGCTTTAGCTCGGAGCTATGTCGATTCAGAGCACTTCACTGACACGCAAACTGACACTTGGAAAGCTGGGGAAACCCTTGGAGTCTTACGTGAAGGAACCATTGCTGTTCCGCTATCTGCTGATGTCAATAAGAATGAAGCTGCCACCGTAGATGCTAACGGTTTATTTAAACCAGCTGGAGACACTGATGCCGTGGTTGGTCTCTTTACTACTACAGGCAATTCGGGTGATACAGCATTCTTGCAAACTAGCCTTGGTTATACTTCTGCAACTAAGGATCAGGCGAGTATTGGCAAATGATGCTCCCCAACTAGATAGTGCAAGCACCACAGATAAAACAGTAACTCTAAATCTTAAATAGGAGGTGGAACAAATGGCAGATAATTTTTCTGTTGAAGATAAAGATAAGAATTCACTCGCTAAAGATGTGCCATCACCTGTGACGATCAGTCAACTGACACCGAACACCATCTATTCTGGCTGGTTAGCAACCAAGAATGATGGCGATGCCACTTTAGCCATTCCAGATCAAACAACTTTGCCGAGCAAACCATCTATGACAATGACACCAGGAGCGAAACAGTTCACTGCCAATGTCAAGTTAGCCACGGGTGATGGCTCAGCACCCATCACAAAAGCAGTTATCTCGTATAAAAATGGCGATAACGATGCGAAAACCAAAGAATTCGACAAACCAATGGATCTTAGTAGCTTAGTTGTGGACGGTCTGGCAGATGGGACTGATTACGACGCAACTGTTGTGGTTAGCAATGCAAGTGGCGACAGTGGCGCATCTGATTCAGTTAGTGTAACGACCGATTCAGCAAAGATTGCGGTTACTAATGTAACCGGCATTACTGCCGACAAGAGCTTGACGGTTCAAGTTGGTAAGACCGCTAAGATCAATGCAGTAATTGCTCCGGATGACGCTACAGACAAAGGCGTTACTTATAAATCAGCTGATATCACTTTAGCTACTGTCGATGATGATGGTACGGTACATGGTGTTAAGGCAACGGATCCTGGCAAGACTGTCCAGATAACAGCAGCATCGCATGCTGACCCAACCAAGACAGTTGATGTTCCAGTTACAGTTACCACTGCATCATAACTATTAAATAAACTAGAAGGGTTCATAATTGAGCCTTTTTTGTTAGGAGGAAATTATAAATGGCACAAACAGCTATTATTAGCCGACGTGCGCTAGAGAATCTTGATAAGACGGTCTACACACCGCGTAAAGAGATTCTTAAAGCCCGTTCGCTATTTGGATCACACAAAGTTGCACCTGGTACCAAAATGTATACTTATCAAACCATGACCGCTCGAGGTGCTGCCCGTGTCTTGGCTAACCGTGGGACTGATATTCCATTGGTAGATGCTGACATGCAAGAAGCATCTCAAAAAATTATCACCTTTGCTTTGGGTGCTAATTACTCACTAGACGAAGTTCAACAGGCTAATTTGGCTGGTGTGAATTTAGATGCTACTCAAGCAGCTGCCATCAATCAAGGAATGGCTGACTTTGAAGATAAGTTAGTTTTCAACGGAAATGATGATGCAGGTATTCCAGGAATGATTAATTTTCCAGGGATTCAAAACTTCAAGCTGAATACAGCATTTAGTGACGGTAAGGGCAACACCAATGACCCTAAAGTCTTACTGAATGAGCTAAAAGATGCTAAACAACAGATCACCCAGCTGACTGGCTACGCAGACGTTAAGCCTGTTTTGGCACTTCCACAGGCCGCTTACGATGCTCTGGATGTTCCATACAATGACTATCAACCAACTACTCTGATTCAATTGCTGCAATCACGGGGATGGTTCTCACAAATCACCGTGGTTAATGAGTTATCTGGGGCTGACAGCAAGAAAGATATGGCAATGATCTTTGACAATTCGTCAGTGACCGCTGAAATTCTTGATGCTCAACCTTTAACCCGTCAACAGACTGAATATCGAAACATGACTTATACCATTCCATACTCAGAACAATGTGGTGGTTTAATTTGCCGTGTTCCAGAAGCATTTGTTAAGGTAACTGGCATCTAAAGATGGGAGGCGACGACAATGGCCGCTTCACAAGTTTTAACCACTATCGATCAGGTCAAGGCGACAGCTCCGGACTTAGTTGAAGATGTTCCGGATGCAACGCTCACTCAGCTGATGGGTGATGCCCATGTCGAAGTGCTTGGCGATGGCTTTCCCGCTCATATCATTGTAGGGGATGAAGACATTGGACAAGCAATTCGAGAGCAAGCCGAGCGCTACTTGACGTTGCATTTACTGACGATGGACGATGAATCTGGTCGCGGGATTCAATCTGAGCAAGTCGATGTCTTAAAAACCACATACTTCTCGAAGAATATGCAGAACACCAAGTAGATCAACAGTTCTATTTGGGGCCGCATGTATTGGAAATTGTGGAAGCAGTACGGGAAGGGTGATAATTTCAACTTTATCGTGGTGCAACATTGACAGAGCTTCGGATTGATAACAAATGGCCCGAGATTTTTAAACAGTTTGATATTCTTAATCGATCGTATGTGGCAATTGGCTTTTTTAGTAGTAGCGAAGATAGCAAGCTGCTGACGATTGTTCGCGCCAATGAGTACGGTGCACCACATATTCAGCCTAAGAATGGTGAATGGTTAACGATTCCCACCAAGAACACTCCAATGGGTGCCGATGGTGGACCAATGCCGGCACGTGAGATACCGGGACTATTCAGGCCAAAAGGCAAGAATGTACTTGCTGTACCCAATGGAAACAAGTTCAAGATCGTTTATATCTTAGTTAAAGAAGTCACTATTCCACCACGACCGTTTATCCGGACAGCCAAAATTCAAAACGAAAAGAAGTATCAGCGCATGGTGATGAACGGTATCGGCCAGATCATCGATGGCTCAATGACTGCTAAAGAATTGCTGACAATCTTGGGTGAAACTGCTAAGAATGATATTCGCAGACAGATGGTTGCTTGGTCTGATCCAGCCAATGCGCCGGCAACAATTGATCGTAAGGGTACCAATAATCCGCTGGTTGATAAAGGCATTTTAACCCGAAATGTGGAGTGTCGAATTCTAGAAGGGTGGCATGAGTGATGAAAAAACTTAAGATGAAATCATTAATCAATCGAAAAGGCGTTGACATTAACGTTTGGTCGGCTGATTTACTAGATGGTTCCACCGGTCCTGTCGATGGCGTGCCCGTTCAAAAAACAACTGATGAAATTGAGCCTGAGAAACGCCACGAACCGATCCTGCCCTATAGTACCTTTGCTCACACGTTGATGAATGTTAGTGGTGGTTCACAATCTGATGTTGATTTGCTGTGGCTGTCTACTGGTAAATACCCCAAGAATACGATTGTTGAATCGACGACTCAAGAGGGAAAGTATCGGGTGGTTAATTACAGCAACTATCAAGATTATTCAGACGTGGTTATCTACGAACTGAAAGGGGATGACCTCAATCAGTCAATATAAATCGGGGAAGAAACTATTAATTCACTGCCTTGGTGAGATTGTCAAACAATCGACCGGGCAGCTTTTTTATGCCCAGGAATTGACCACTGATCGACCTCAGTACCCGTTTTTCACGTTTGTGACGGTAGCTGGCGATCATGAAGAACTAGCTGATTTCCCAGATCATCGAAATTATCAGATTATCCTACAGCTTGACGCTCATTCAAACGACTATTGGCAGGCGGATGATTTGGCGAGTCAGCTTTTCGAAGCCTTACGAGATCCAAGTTACAAGCGGTTCCTAAAGCAGTGTTCAATGACGATCCAAACAACCGGTGATGTTATGTCGCATAATGCCGTCGTTGGCAGTAACTACGACTATGCCGTGGGATTTGATGCGACGTTTGCTGTTATTTCTGGGTTGACGTTTGAGGATGCTGATCTGGACTTCACTTACTCACCACACACAACAATCGATAGTACTGATATTTCTGATGGTAATAATGATTCGAAAATTTCAATTAAAAAAAGGAGGTAACAAAATGACTACAGCTATTGCCCCATACGGGCGTATTACTGACGTTATTGTTAACTTGAAAGAACAACAACCAATTCCACAAATTGGTTTTGGCAATATTTTGTTTGTGACCAAAACACCCGCCCCTGATAAGGACGGCAAAGGTGGCGGCGTGCCAAACAACGCTACCACGACTGATGGCCTACTGCGGTCAATTACTGATAGTAAGACCGGTGCGGTTTACAAAGAGTATTCAAATATTGATGCGTTGGCGTTGGACTATGATTCCGGCACACCAATGTATCAAAAAGCTACAACTTACTTCAATCAACAATTTCCATCTGATCGAGTGGCTGTTTTATCTTATCCAGATGGTAAGCTACAAGATTCCCTGGGTGCTTTCTGGTGGCAAGACTGGTACTTCATGGTCTTTGATCAAGATGATCCAGAGGACATGACACTTGCTTCTAACATCTGTGAAGCAAACTTGCTCAAGTTCTTGGTAGTTCAAGAAGCATCGGTTGACGCATTCTCACAATGGGAAGGCAACCAATACACAATCGACATTGTTCAGCCAATGAATGAAGCAATGGATGCTGCTTTAGTCGGTCGCGTTGCTTCTAAGACTGTTGGCTCCGTGACATGGAAGTTCAAAGACCTCACTGGCATCACGCCACAAGATTACTCAGCTACGGACTTTACCGGAATCACCAATCATCACGCTATTGCTTATGTCACCGTAAATGGCAAGGACGAAACGACTGAAGGTTGGACTTCTAACGGTGAGTACATCGATAGCTTGCATGGCGATACCTGGGTCAAGACAATGGTTCAGCTTAACGTCCAACGAAAATTCCAAGAAAACGACAAGATTCCTTACGAAAAATCTGGAATCGACCTACTTACGTCTGTTGTTTACAATACTTTGGACACTGCTTGGCAACAAGGCATTATCTTGACTGACGATGCTACTAAGAAAGGTGACTTCAACGTGACGGCCTCAGATCGGAGCGCACAATCACTTGAAGACTTGTCTAAGCGTCACTACGGCGGCATCCAATTTACTTATCACCGTTCTGGTGCTATTCACAGTGCCACGATCAATGGTGTCGTGCAATCAGACACCATCACCGCAACTGGTGGTGCCAACGGTGGCGGCGGAGCGAGTAGTTGATGCAGGCACACCTCAACTCAATAGTTCCAGTGCGACTGCCGATTCAGTCACGCTCAATCTTCAATAAAATAAAGGAGGCCAATCCTTATGGCTAATGCAAACTCGTCTCAAACAGGCGTTATGGGTACCTATGATGCTGCCGATGTCACTTCGGTGGTTGACGGTAATGTGCTTTTCGGATTCCAATCTGGTGACTTTGTTACCTGGGAATGGGATAATGATAAAACCAGTGCAGATGGTGATTCATACGGTACCTTTGTTCTTTCGAAGAATAACAAGAATTCCGGGTCAGTTACTTTTAACTTGAACCAAGAATCACCATGCAACAAAGTGTTTGCCGATTTAGCAAACACTAATGGAGAATTTGCCATTGATGTTCGTTCAGATAATGAGCATGTATACGGTGCTCGTGCAAGCGTTGTTCGTGTTCCGAGTGGACAAAATGGCGATGCCGCCCAAGTGCGGTCATGGCAAGTTAAGGTTTTGAATCTAGAGTATGAGCGTCTTGATTCAATGCCATCATAGTTTTAATGAGATCGTAGCTTCTAGCTAGGGTTATTTTTTTACGCAAAAATTCAGAAGGAGAGATTTTAAATGCCAGAAGAAGCAAAGAAAACCACTAAAGAGGTCGCCAACGAAGTCGCCGGTACACGAACAGCAGCTCGTGAACAGGCCGCTAAGAATGCAATTACGTCACGTTTCGGTAAGACGAAAACGTTCAAGATTGATGAAGGGACTGACCATGAGCAGACCTTTATGCTGCAGTTCCCAGGAACTGTTGAAGCATCTAATCTTTTGGATAGTGCGCAGAACCCGTTCGGAAACTTGGCAAGAACTTTCTTTATGGAACAAGCTATTAAAAAGATTATCGTTGCCCCAAAGATCAAAGACCTCAAGTTCTTTGATGAACATCACGGTTATTCTGAGGTATACGATCAAGTCGTTTCCTTTCTTACGGACGGGCTTAACTAGAAATAAATCCACACGTGAGATTAAAAGGGAAGCCGACTTGCTCGAGCTTCCCTTTTTTCTCATTTTAAATGGAGTACCCGAACACATGGTAGCTCATGCTGATGCCGATCAATTGGCGTTATTGCAGGAACTAGTCATACGAAAAAAGCTGTCTGGAGAATTGCCGGATAGCTTGACGACACAAGCAGGTGTCGCTAAAGCACTTAACGGCGGCAAACAGTAAAGATTGGAGGTGGACGAAATGGCTGATTCTCCTTATCGGGTTGGATATGACATTGGGGCCAAGGTTGACTACTCACAAATCAAAGACGCAACTAAAGCAGCCGGCGAATTGATTAACAAATTGCAAAAGGTTCAAGATTTGCAAAAGGGTCGCACTGCTGGGAGCACTGGAGATTCTATGAAATCTGCAATGCGGTCAACTGCTCAAGAAACGCAAAATGTAACCAACAAAGCGAAAACTGCTGCTGAAGCTCAAGCTAAACTGGCTGACCAAATGAAGAAGACTGCCAACTCTGGAAAATCGATGAAGTCAACGGCAGAAACTATTCAAACAGTTGGCAATCATAGTAAGACTGCAGCCGGACAAGTTAACATTCTGCAACGTTCAATCACCAAGGTTAAAAACGTTGGCACCCAATCATTTAAGGCCATTTCTGATCACGTTCGGCGATTCGGTGAGACTTCTGAGGCAACTCGGAAGAAGCTTGACCGCTTGAACGAAACCGGCAAAAAATTTAGAGATGTTGGTTATAATATGTTGCCAACCTCAGTAGCAATTGGTGCGGCTTTCGTACAGGGAGCTAAAGATGCAACCAAGCTGCAGCATCGCTATACAATTATTCGCAACTTAATTAAAACCGGTGGCGAATCAACAGTTGCCTCAGTTAAAAATACCAAAAAGATGATGTCACAAGGCCGCGATATGTCACTCAAGTATGGTATTAGTCAAGAGAGCATTGCTAAAGGTTACGAGTCACTTGTTCGGCGTGGTTATCAATCTAATCAGGCACTGGCTGCACAGAAAACTTATTTGCAAGGCTCAATTGCTTCCGGTGATAAGTATTCAGACGTTATTACTACCGCTGCAAGTGCAGTTGAGTCATTTGGTTTGAAGTCCAAGAACACTGCTAAAATGACCGAAAACACTAAATTAGCCGTTAACCAAATGGCTTACGCCGCTGACTTGACCGCCACTTCTTTTAGTGATTTAGGTGAGGCCATGAAGTTTGCCGGTCCTGATGCTCATTCTGCTAACCAAACATTAGGAATGACGTCAGCAGCTATTGGTGAGTTGTCCAATTCACATATTGAAGGTTCACAAGCTGGGACTTCCTTACGGCAGATCTATCAAAGATTGATTAATCCACCACAAAAAGGTAAGGCTCCTAAAGCGCTTGACCAATTGGGGTTAAGTTCTAAGGACTTTTTAGATGCTAAGAAGAATTTACTCCCCATTGACCAAATCTTTCAGAAACTGAATGATCACATGAAAGGTATGACTAGCACGCAGCGAGGCGGCATTTATGCTGCCTTATTTGGGGCGAATGCGTCTAGTGCTGCTAATGTACTTGGATCGCATGTTAAAGATTTGAAAGAGCTTAATAAACAAGTTGCCAAGGCTCAGAAACAGGGTAAAGACGGTTACGTTGGCGAGTTGTCAAAGAAAAACATGGATTCTTGGCAAAACCGGTTTAAGCAATTCAAAGCATCAGTTGATGATTTGGGTATGTCATTTGCCAAGAGTGTCTTACCAAGCGTTATCCCTGTGGTTAAGAACATTACTCAACTGGTCAAACAGTTTGGCCAATTACCAGAACCAGTCAAGAAGACGGTTGCCTATGCAACGGCTTTTGTTGGAATTGTTGGTCCGCTTGCTGTTGGAATTGGGAGTATTGCAAGTGCCGTTGCCACAATTGGAAAAGGTGTTGCGCGTATTTCACCATTACTGACTGCTGGTGGTGTGCTGAGCAAAAGTTCCCGCACGGCTCGAACCGCGGCAAATTCAGGAAAGGTTTCCAAAGTAAGCCCATTAAGTATTGTTGGACAATTTGCTGGTGATACAACCTGTAGTTCGCTGGAAAATGATGCTAAAAAGAGCGGTAAAGAGTTTGCTAAAACTGCTTCTGGTGGCATCACTAAAGGTTCAAAAACGGGAAGTAAAAAGTTTGACTCGACAGTTAAAAAAGGCACGACCACAGCTGGAGAAACTGGTGGTAAGAAGTTTGGCTCTCGTGTAAAATCAAGTGGTACTGCTGCTGGCAACACCGGTGGCAAGCGATTCAGCTATCATGTCAAAAATGGTGCTATTTCTGGTGGCACTTCTGGCGGTAAACGTTTTGGCAATTATGTTCAGAGGGCAGCCGTTAACGGTGGAACTTCTGGTGGGGCTAGATTCAGCAACAAGGTTCGAGGGCTTGGCTGGGCTTCACTCGGTGTAGCTGTAGGTGCGGCTGCTTTAAAACACGGTAAAGCTGGTGAGGCTGCCGGAACGGGTATTGGAGCCGGCATTGGTGGATACTTGCTAGGGCCTGAGGGTGCTGCCATTGGTGCTTATATCGGTGGAAAAATTGGTAAATACTATGACGCTGCCGTAAAAAAGATGAAGGTCAACATCAAGGATTACGAAAAGAAGAATGGAAAGGGATCATTTAAGAAACTTTATTCCGGTAATTCGGATGCGGCCAATCCCAAAGTAGCTAAAGATGCTAAGTCTGGAGCTTCGTTACGTAAAAAGCTCAATAAATTAGATCCATCAAGAGCAGGATATGCAAGTGGTGGATTAATTTCGAAAAAACAAACAGCTCTTGTAGGTGAAGGTGGCCCAGAACTTGCATATACGGTCAATGGTCGTAAAGCACGTATTCTTGGGGCTGCTGGGCCACACATTACTAAAGTTAAACCAGGCGAACGGATTCTAAATGCCCGTGATACCGCTAAAGTGATGGGTGGTGGTTTAGGCCACGCTCTGCCAGGATATGCTAATGGAACTTCTACATTAGGTCGAACGGCTAAAACATCCGATAAAGAAGTTAAAGCTGGCTTAAATAAGGTTGCCAAAGATTACGATTCAACGACTAAAAAGTCCAAGAAATCACTTGATAAATTCTCCAAGAATTCGAAAAGTGCATGGAACGGCGTTACTAAGGACACTAAGTCCCATTCTCAAAAGATTCAGAAAAATACTGTCGGCGATTATGATGATCTGCAAAAAGGATCCATCAGACAGCTTAGCCAATTGCAAAGCGGCAACAACTCTCAATGGAAATCAATTCTAAACCAGACCGGCAAGCGAACTAACAGCTTGCGCAAGAGCACCGTTAGCGACTTTAATTCGATGCAGCAGGGCTCCCAGAAACAGATGAATCAACTTGAGTCCGGGATTATTGCTGCTGCTAAAGCCACAGCCATTGGTTTCGGCAAAGAAATGGGCCGGATGAAAGCCTATGCCCGTGCCGCCATGAGTGGTGCCATTGGTCAATTGAATCAAGGAATTTCGGGTATTGATAGTGTGCTTTCTCAATTTGGTGGCAATAAAGCCGTTATCAAGCCAATTAAGTTTGCCCACGGATCCAACGGCCGGCTGGCTGAAGACCAGATGGCGATGGTTAACGATGCAGTGGCTGGACCACGGCAGGAAGCAATTGTCAGAAATAACAATATCTACTTGCCAAAAGGTAACAATCGGATCATGCCATTGCTTAAAGGCGACCAAGTACTCAATGGACGCCAAACACAGCAGATAACTCATTACGCCAAAGGCTCCGGCGTTTCAGACAGCACCTTAGAAAAGATTGTAGACGCTGGGCAAAAGAATCCTGGCAAGTCCTTTAATCAGAACTTTAATGTTCACATTGACGTTAAAGGATCGCAACTTCAAAAAGGCAGCACTGAGTTAGAGAAGAATACTTCCCAGAAATATGGTAAGCCTTGGATAGGTGCCATGTGGAAAGTGGTTGGCGATCAAATGGACAGTGCTGGTTCCGGCGTTCGAAGTGCGTTCTTGAAGTACGCCATGCAGCATTTTACCGGTAAACCATATTTAATGGGTGGTTTAGGACCAAAATATTATGATTGTTCAGGCATGGTCTATTCAGCATTGAAACATTTTGGCATCAATATTGGCCGAGATACCGTTTCAATGCAGAACTCATCTGGTGTGCAGAACCTGGGTCACAAGCGATCAGCCGTTAAACAAGGCGATTTGATCATTTATGGTCACGGTGGGGGTGCTGCTGGACACGTCGGGATTATCGATAACCCTACTAAAGGCACCATGTTTAATGAGACGCCACCTCGTGCAAGAGTCACTTCAATATTTCCACCAATGTCAATGGGATACGACTATTTTCGCATTAAGGGTTTGAAAGACAGCGATAAGCAATCGAAAGCAACTTCAGTTAGTTCACGACTGTATAAACTAGCCAAAAGCGAACTGGGCAAGAGTGCGATCGGTAACTTACAGAAGAGGTTTGCGGATCAATCAGCTGCTGGGGGCCCAGTTCCTAAGGGCGACCATATGCACTGGTTAGAACAAGCTGGTATGCCACGCTCTTGGTGGTCTTATGTATCAGCGATTATTAATCGCGAATCCAAGTGGGATCCTAAAGCAAATAATCCGACAAGTAGTGCCTATGGCATCCCACAAGCATTACCTGGATCTAAAATGCGGTCAGCTGGTTCAGATTGGCGAACTAATCCGATTACTCAGTTGAGGTGGATGAAGAGTTATATTAAAGATCGCTATGGTTCAGCTCAAAACGCTTGGCGAATTCGTCAAACCCGTGGCTGGTATGCAAATGGCGGCTGGTCAAAAGACAAGCAGTTAAATATCTTTGGCGAAGTTGCTGGTCAGCGTGAAGTGGCGATCAACCCTAAGCGCAAGAGTGCAGATAACCTCATTGATCAAACAATCGAAGCCCGTGCGACTGCTGATAAATCGTCACCATCGGCGGACTATCTAAATTCCATTAAGGCGCTTAAAGTTAAGCAGTCCCGGCCAAAGATTGAGCCAAAAATCACACTCAACTTTAATGGCGATATCTCTGATGAAAAGACGATGAATAAGGCCGTTGATAAGTTTAAGCGTGGATTAACAGATGTGCTTACACAAATTAATGATGAATTTGGCCTTGATGATTCAGTCTGGTAGGAGGTGGAATGGATGGCTGCTAAGAAAAAGATGACTGCTGAACAGAAATTGGATAGCGAAATATCCAAATACAAGAAATCAGTCACCAATTATAAGGATAAGTACAACAATGCTAAAACGAAACAAGCTAGTTTCGTTAAGAAGGCGAATGATGCCAAGGACGATAAAACAAAGCAGTTTATGACCACCATTGCGAATTCGTGGAAGCGTGCCAAAGATGGCTATAAGGCTGGTTATGACCGAAGTAACACCAAATTGAAATCTTTGACGAAAAAGAAAACCAAGTTCGAAAAGAATAAGGTTACCAAGAATTTAGCTAAAGTTTCTGAAAAGATATCTGAGCATAGCAAAAAAGTTGATGCTGGAGAAAATGAAGGTAAGCCAGCAATTTATCGTAGTGACGGCCAAAGCACTGATATCATCTATGTAGCTACTACTGGTGGTGAGAATGACGATACAACGTCTGATATCTCCACTTGGCCACGAGATTCTGGTGCGCCGGCGCATAACTATGCACGGGTATCCGGCAAAACGGTCACTTTAAGTGGGATTATCACTGGTAACACCGATCATGAATCTCGAGAGAAATTTAATAAGCTTCTCCAATGGCATTCACGACACTATGAATTAACCTATAAAGGTCGGATCTACTACAAGCATTTGATGATTTCTGATATCGGTCGGACCTATGATGATTTTGCAACAAACATCAAAGTCAATTTATCTTTCCAGTTTAGCTATCCAGTTAAAGTTACAGCTAAAGCTGGTACCAAGAAAACTAACAAAACAACCAAGTCACAAAAGTCAACTCAAGGCACACGTAACAAGACTTATAAGACGCTCACGGTTAAAAGTGGTATGACTTACTGGCAGTTATCAAAGACTTACGGTAAATCGGTGGCTTGGCTAGAAAAAGTAAACGGCAAGAATTTGATTGCTGGTAAAAAAGTAAGAGTTAGATAACACAAGCACTTAACCGTCGAAACGTTGGGTGCTTTTTAAAATGAGGTGATTTGAATGCGAATGTATATTCCATTCGACACGGAGAATATGCCCGATGTTTTCGATATTACAGTCGGTGGGTCAAAGTACACGTTTCGTGGCGATTATAACGAAGTTGCCGACTACTATACCGCGACGGTGATCAAAGATGATCGGGTGTTACTGTCTGGTGAGCCATTGCTGGTGGGCAATATTTTAGGGATGGATATACCTGATCGTGATCTGCCGCTCGACGATATCAAGGTCATGGATGAAGCCGGACAGTTGCATGATGCTGGCTTTATCAACTTTATGGACGGTGTCAAACCGTATATTGATGAGGTTGATCCTAATGGGTCTGAGACTGACAATCCAGATGCCACACCGTTAGGATATGATCCTGATGACGAAGACGATGAGACTGATGCAGAAGGGACGATTGTCATATGACAACTGAATTTAAAGATCCCCATGCTTGGTTTATCGTGACCGATGATAGTGGTAACAAGCAGACCGTTTTTAATAATGAAATTAAGGATAATAATTATCCGTTTGCCTTTGAAGTCAACTTTGCCGATCAACCGACACCGGCTCAGAACACGGTGACACTGTACAACATGAGTAAAAAGCACCGAGACTTTTATAAGAAAGGCCAGAAGTGTGTCTTAGCGTTTAACTGGGGTAAGTCTCAAAAAACATTGTGTGAAGGTTATCTATCTCAAATTGGCGTCAATCAATCCGACGGAACCACAGAAAATATTGTTATTACGTATACTGAGGGAACTGACTATAAGAATATCGAAGCTCGTAAGATTCGGGTGCAGAAAAAGAAGAAAGTCAATCAGTATACGACGGTCAAAAAGAAAATACCTGGCAAATGGGTTAATAAACGGATTCATTACTATACCACCGAAAATGGCAAGAAGGTCGGTCACTATAAGACCAAAAAGGTATATCAAAAGGCCACTTATAAGAAAAAGCGGGTTAAACATAAGGCAACCAAAACGTTCATGGTTAACATGGCTTTTCATAAAGGTAAGACGCTTGAACAGATTATCAAGGCGGTTGTATCCAAAGCCGGTATCAAGATCAGCAAGATTCAACTCCATAAAAACACACCAATCAAAAAGGCTTATACCGCAAAGGGTAAGCCTTTAACTGTTCTTAAAAGTTTGGTAAAACGGGGTGAATCTAAGTTGTTGTACATTCGTGGTGACTTGGAAATCTTGGATCCCAAAGTGAAAAAACGTACCTGGTTTGTGATCACTGATGACATTTTAATGACTCCACCTAGTATGGATGAGGACGACGAAGGGACAACTACGTGGGAAATTACTACGCCACTGATTCCGGAAGTCTCCACACTAACTGGAATCATTATGCAGTCTAAATATCTCAAAGGTAAGTTCTTTGTGTCAGCAGGTCAACATACCTCGGATGGAACTAATCCACAATCGCAAATGTCGATTCAGAAGGTGTAGGTGATATGGATGGTTGAACAAGCTTCACAGCAAAAAAATTGGTACAAGACGTTTCACAACATGCTGAACAACATTAATTACGATCTGGACTGTAATTATCACGCCAAGGTTATCAAGTATGATAAAACGCACCATACGGCTGACATTCAACCTCTGAACAATTTCTCGGATGGATCAAAGAAAGCTCAGATTTTGGATGTACCCGTCAGTAAATGCTGTTACGAGTTTGATGAGTGGCTGGCTGCGGTCAAAGGTGACTTTGGGAAAGTTGATGGTTATGCCGATGATAAAGGCATTCAGATTGCCAGCTCATTTGTCAGCAAGATTCCTACACCCATTATGCATGTTGGTGCGGTAGTGGTTGTCACGGTTATGGATCACGATATGGATGATTGGGATGGTACAGCTAAGGAATATACCCCATCTTCCGGTCGTCAACATGATATCAATGATTCGATCATAGTGGGAGTGATATAAATGGCTAGAGATTTGATGATTGACCAAAGTGGAGATTTTGTCATTGATCCTAATACTCATGACTTAGAAGTTGTTGAAGGTGCTGATGAAATTGCACAGCGCATTAGAGCAACTTTGGATATTTATTATGGTGAGATGGACAACTTAGATTCAGAAATTGGGTCTGATTATTCCAATATGTTAGGTAAACAGCCAGATCTAGAACATGCTACTGATGACATGGAAGCTGCTATCACTGCTCAAGTTCCCGAGATTCAAACTGTTGATTCAATTACTTTTACTAAAGATAAAAATCGTCATTTGATTGTTGACTTCGAAGTAACCTATCTTGATGAAGATGATAATGAACAGCAAGCAAAAGGAGGATACGATATTGGCGCTTGATTTAAAATATGGCCTAAGCTCTAGCGGATTCTTAGTGCCAACTTATGAGGAAGTATTAGATGCAGTGCAGACCGATTTCAAACGTCGGTTCGGCGAGGATATTCCATTAACGGCGAATTCAAATTTCGGCATTCTTTCAATGTCCTTCTCATATTTCATATCTAAGTATTTTCAACAATTGCAGTTATTCTATTATGATGCCTATGTAACTACAGCAACCGATACCGGCCTGGATCGTCAAGCATCTAATGCTGGGATCACACGGAATGATTCATCTCAATCACAAGCAACGCTTCATATTGTGACGGATGGAGAATATTTGATCGAGGCTGGAACCCAGTTCGAAACTGCAGATGGAATTGTGTTTGATGTAATAAACGATGTTGTTACAACTCGGCAATCCGATGGATCCTGGTCAGTTGATGTTAATGCCAACTCCGATGATTATGGTGCTTACACGAACACTCCAGCTAATAGTATTACTATTGTTTCCGATCCGGATGACAATATTATCAGTGTTAACAACCCAGAAGCATCAAATGGCGGTATGGATCGAGAAACTGATGATCTCTTGCGACGGCGGATTATTACGGAAACTATCGCCAACCCTTCTGGAACCATCAATGGCATTATTACTGCATTAACCAATCTTTCTGGCGTTAAGCAAGTTGGGGCCGTCCAAAATCCTTTGGGAACAGTTGATAGCTATGGTAATCCTCCTTACACTGTTCATCTATATGTGCTAGGTGGTGCTAAACAAGACATTCTAAATGCATTAGCGACCTACTCTGGCTTTGGACCGATGTTTACCGGTTCAGAGTCAGGCCAAGTGGCCGATGATTCTGGAACAATGCGATCATATTATTTTGATTATGCAACACCAATTCCGATTCATGTCAATGTTAAGCTCAAAACAAATTCTAATTGGGATGCCGATAGTGGCATTGGTGAAGTTAAAGAACTGATCGCTGACTATATCAACAGCCTTTCAATGGGTGCTAACGTTGTACTGACCAAGATGTATCCGGATATCTATTCAATGGACGGCGTGGATGAAGCTACTATTTTAATTGGTCGTGATCCAAGCAATTTATCTAGTCAAGATATTCAAGTGGATAAATATGAAGTTCCACAAGGATCGACTGATTGGATCAATGTTGGTGATGATAATACGGCCATGCTAACTGGGTACACATCCACAACTAACTCAATTAAATTAGACTTTGAATAGGGGGCCATCACATGTTATACACAACTGATCAGATGATGGCAGAACTTGCACAGCATTGGAGTCACCAGCCGGACAGCGTCATTTATGGAATGATGGACGAACTTAATCAGATGTTTGAGTTCGGCTCAGATCTGGGCAGCAAGATTGTTGACTGGACGGCGATTGATTACGCTGAAGGCACAACGCTCGATATGATTGCGGCACAGTACCAGGTGTCACGTCCAGACAGTGACGATGATTTCTTGCGTTTTTTAATTCGTCTAAAAAAGCAAGTTGCTACATCCGACGGAACTATTAATTCAATTGAACGGGTAATCGCTAATTCCTTGGAGATTGATCTAAGTGAGATTCACGTTGAATCTACAAGGGATGGCACAAATAAAGTAAATCATATTACTGTATATGGAATCCCGTTTGAATATGCGGATGACAAACGCAAAACAGAAATTATGCTAACTGGATTACAAGCTGCCACATTACTCGGAGTCTGGATTGATCAAGTGGCATTCACCATCAACACGCAATCTTCGCTTTATATAGCAACCCAAACGATTCAGGAAGAAATACTCTATGTATAGGAGGCAGCATGTAAATGCAAAAAATGGGTGATACTATTATTACGGACTTAGGGATGGATTTATTGAGTTCTGTAAATAATGGTGATGACAAAATTACTTATACGAAAACGGTATTAGCTGCTGACGACTTAACACAGGAATCTGATGTGGATATTCAAAAAACCACATCACTAACATTAATTCAGCAAACAACCGGAACAACGGTTATCAGTCGAGTTGATGATACAGTTAATTTAGGAGCCACTTTTACTAATAAAGAAGTTACTCAAAATTTCGATTTTTATGTTATTGGTTGGTATGCTAAGGGCAGTGCAGTTATAACAGATGAACGGTTATTTGCAATCACTCCCAGCACTGTTAAGCAAACAATGCCGGCGGGAAAGGATGGAGCAGCAACAGCTGCAATCTCGCCAAAATACGCCAGTGCTTTAAGCCGATCGGCAACTGTGAGCTTAAATCCTGATCAAGCAGGCACAGTTACTCCAGAATATGTTGACCAGAAGATTCAACAGATTATTAGCGAGGGAATTGTTAATGCAGGTTCAACACTATCAGAATCTGATAACCTTGACAGTTTTATTACCACGGGCTACCACTTGATTAAGGGCAGTTTGCCGCTTAGTGCACCAGAAGGATTTTCAAATAATGGCCAGATTATTGTTTATGGGAATAAAGACACAACGGATGGTGTCACACAACTGGCTTACGACGATATTAATGGCACAAGCTACGTCCGCTCATATAATCCGACCAACAATAAATGGTCTGATTGGGATTTAGTTATTACCAAGTCTCAATTGAATGCAGTTTTACCAACCGATATCGCCCGAACTGGTGAGGATAATGATTTTAAGGGCAAGAATACTTTTGAAACTGATCCAGTCGACAAAAACGGCGACGCTTACGGCTTAGCAAAAGATATTGCGACCAAAGTTACTGATAATGGTGACAATTCAATCGAGATTAACAAACAAGCTGTCACGCCGGTTCGAGACAATAAAAATGGCTCAATTAATTTCAATTCTAAAGATATGACACCCGCCGATGACAGTGCGGTTGTCCATACGACTGGTGATGAAACAATTGACGGTAAAAAGAAATTTGACACAGACCCTACTGATAGTGCAGGAAATGCTTATGCCAAGACGGTTGACGTTAATCAACAACTGGATAAAAAAGTTAATGTTGCAGATATGCGTAAACCAGCTAGTGATGTAGCTGGGATTGAAGAGGTTAACACCAAACAAGATAAAATTGGTTACACACCTGCTGATGATAGCAAAGTTGCCCACCTATCTGGAGCTAACAACTTTGACACCGTTCCAACTGTTAACAATAATCCGTTATTACTAGCAAGCAGTTTGCCAAGTGACCTAGCACGAACAGGTCAAGATCAGGAGTTTACAGGTAAGAACACGTTTGATACTGCGCCGATTGACAAGACAACCGGCAATCCATACATCACTAAAGATGGTGTCCCAAGTGACGTTGCACGAACGGGACAGGCTCAAACATTTACAGCTGCACAGACATTCAGTATTGCGCCAGTCATAAATGACGCCTCGACAGATAAGGGGGATAATCAGGCCGCTACTATGGCCGATTTGAAAAGCGTTGAGAACTCGGCTTGGATTCAGTTAGATGCAACAAATGGTACTGATGAGATAGCACTATGCAGGGTTGACGGAAACAAACTATGGGTAGCATGGATGTTTGAAAGAGTGGGAGATGGTGTGTATAAAAAATATTCCATTGGAAAAGTTCCTCAATCAATTCAAGGAAAAAAATTTAGTGGATTTAATAAAATCTTTAATGGATTGCTAGGGAGCGGTTGGAATACTGATACAAATGCTGCAATTTCCGTTTCTTCAAATTCAATTATAGCTAGTTATAATGGATATAATGGCTTAGGTGGATATAGTATGTATGGATATTTTACATTCAATTAACAACTTTTTATGACGGACTTATAGAAGATTACTGGTTTGGATACGATTCTCTAGTTAATTAGAAAGAAGGATATTTTTATGACTTATTATGTAACACTTGATACCGATGATCGGGTATTCAATTTTTGCAAAGTATGTTACAATATTTCACGTGGATAACAGCGCATTCACTGTTGTTATTCATACCCCTCAAGTGTATATTCCCCCAGAATATATACCTCTAGATATATTCATAGTTTTTCATATATCCCCTAAAAGTATATGAAAATGCATCTATCTACGGATAGGTGCTTTTGTTTTGCCCAAAAACAGTTCTGAATCAGATAAGTTTCAGAAGCAATTCCTACTGTAAACGAGTATTAGGTTAAATGCTTGACACAGTTTACACTTCGCAAATACACTGGGAGTACGCAATAATTCTTATATGGGAAAGGAGACTTATATAATGCCTATTTTATCTGAAGAGATGAAAGAAATGGTTGGAAAACAATTACCATTTCTAGCAACTGCGGATGAGAATGGAGTGCCTAAAGTTGGTCCTAAAGGATCGTTACATGTACTGGACGATTCACATCTTTTGTATTTTGAGCATACCTTTCGACATGCCTATCACAACTTGCAGCAAAACAACTATGCGGCAGTAGCTGTGGCTGATAGAGAGGCTCAGAAGGGCTTTCGATTTGAAGGAACAGCTCGGATTTATGAAAATGATTCCGTATCTAAAAAGTATTTACCCCCGAAAATTTTTGACCGTTTTCCACGTGCAGCAGTGGTCATTATTGATGTGGAGCACATTTTTAAGTTGGATAACACTTTAGAAGCGGGTACACAAATCAGTTAACATTATCAGCATAACAATATATACAAATTAGCTGTCTATGAAAATAGATGGCTTTTCTTTTGCCCAAAAATAGAAGGGAAGTGAGGCCATGCCATTAAGCGATCAGGATCATCAAATGTTATTGAAACATGGCAAAGAATTATCGGATCACGAACGTCGGATTACTGATCTTAACAATAAAATGACTGACACTTTAAAAAGTGTCGATGAAAGCAACAAATATTTGCGGGAACAAAACAACCGTATCTTGGAAGCGGTCATCCGTGGAGACGAGAAAAGTGAAAATCATAAAAACGAGATGGAAGTCATCAATCGTCAGAACCTTTGGAAAGTAGTCACGATTGCGATCGGGTCCAGTTCCGTAATTTATTTGATTCTACAACAATTAATGCACTTTACTCATTAGGAGGAATTTAAAAATGTTAGATAAAAAGTATTGTACAGTATCAATTTTGTTTGCTGCAAATGTTGCCGATGGTGGCCGGACGATTGATGAAGTACCGACACCATTTAAAGCGGATGTTCAAGCATTACTCAAAACAGATGAATTATCTAGTGAACCAACCTTACCAGCAGCTTCAACAGATTCTGGTAATGGTTTTGCAAAAAATGATACCCAGGAGGTGGCCAAATAATGATTGCAATTTTAACTAAGATTTTTAATTATGGTCAGTCAACCGGGATTTTTGCTGCAGGGATTGCTTTTATTTTGGCTGTTTGGAAAGCCGTTTTGCCACTTGCTCAAGCACATGCTAAGACCGCCCAAGAGAAATCGCTTTTAACCGCAATTGAAGGACTGGTTGCCCGATATGCCCAGGTAGCAGCGTTAAGTAAGCAAGACCGTTTTGATGCCGTGCTTAACGGAGCATTAACTTTTGCTAGCGATCGTGGTTACACGTGGGCTAAATCAGGATTGGTTAAAGGACTCATTGAAAACATTTATCAAGAGTACAAGAGTGCAGGTAAAGATGTTGCCCCTGTCATTACTACTCCTAGCTCTGACGTTGTGGAAGATAAGCCTGAAGCTGTTGCTCCATCAACCACTGATAATGCTGATACCACAGCAAACACTTCAAAATCAGATAGTACCGATACGGTAGAAAGTGACAGTGCAAGTGATATTGCAAAATTGGAAGGCGAGGTTGAGAAATAATGGCATATCCAATTATTGTTGACACGTCATCTTTTCAATCAGATTCCCTTTCGTTTTTTAACGGCTTAAAATCTCATGATGTTTCTGGTGCAATGGTCAAGCTAAGTGAAGGTGTTAAATATACTTCACCCAAGGCTGCCAATCAAATTGCCAATGCTTATAAGGCCTATGGCGTTGTTGGTGTGTATCATTTTTGGCATTATGGCACTAATGAAGCTCAATATTTCCTAGATAAAGTTAAGAAAATGGGGTTAGACAAAACAACTTGGCTGGCGCTTGATGTGGAAGCCCCAGATTTACCGCAAAAATGTACTGCCGGCATCAATAAGTTCCTAGGCTATCTCTATGCCAATGGCTACCACAACTTAATGGTTTACGGTTCCGCTTCATGGTTTAAAGAAGGCCGGATTAATCAAGCAAAGTTGCACAAGTATGCTAAGTTATGGGTAGCGGCTTACGGCACTTCACAGCCAGGAATTAATCATGTGGATATCTGGCAATATACCGATCGGTTTAAGGGAATGTCGCTTGATGCCAGCTATGATTTCAAAAATTTATTGAAGTCAAATGGCAAATCAGCCACCCCGATTAAGCCAGAATATTACACTGCTAAAGGCCTGTATGAAGTTAAAACTGATTTGATTCATGCTTATAATAAACTCCCGCTAAAAGGCGATAAAAACAAACGGTATGTGCGTTTGGCCAAGGGCAGCCGTTTTTATGGAGTCGCAGTTAAAGACGGTGACATCTACTCGCTCAAAACGCAGGTTGGTTATGTGACGGCCAACAAGGATTATGTAGAATTGATTAAAGAAGTTAAATAAAGTATGCAAAAGGGCCCACTCAGATTACGTTCTGGGTGGGCTTTTTGCGTTGCAGGTTTACAAAAATCGACGAAAGATGTAATGCAAGAAAAAAGATGCGAAGAATTGATTCATATTTCTTGGATAAATCCGTTAAACGTGGAGTGCTTACTCGTTTTTTATTAACGAATAAAGAGATGTATTATCAAATAACGGTTAAGTTTTTCAAAAAAGTCCAAAATCAAAATGAGTTTTATATTTTTTGCCGTAAAGGCAAACTGCTAACGTTGTAGGTTCATATTAATCGCGCTCATTCCTTCGGAAGGCACCTGTTCTTATGTTAGTAGTATTTCATAATTGTTAGTAGTATTCTGTCTCTTATACACATCTCCGAGCCCACGAGACGGACTCCTATCTCGTATGCCGTCTTCTGCTTGA